GGTGCCGAACCGCTTCTCAAAAAGTGCGTTCGGCGTAAGAAATAGACCAGGTAGGCCCTGCCGCATCAGGTAGTTGATTTCGCCTCTTTGTGCCTGAGGATAAGACGTGTTCGATCAAGCCACGGGCCACCGAAAACGATGATTTCCGACGGTCTGCCGTACAGGTGGTGCAACAGGAAAGGACCGGGGCCGAATACCCCGCTTTCTTCACCGGTCAGCGAAGCGTCCGCGCCGAGATAGATGCCAGCGTGGTTCGGGTGCTTTGTCCGCCCGACCTCCATCACAATCATGTCGCCGCGTTGCGGCTGATCAACCCGGACAAAACCGGCCGCCTCGTAGTTGGATTCGTACAGACTTTCCGCGTCCGAACTTTCCCACCAGCCGTCGGTGCGCTTGAACGCTTCGAAATCCAAACCATATTCGCGCTTGTACCAATCGGCGCAGACCTGCCAGCAGTCCCAAGCCCCATGGACGAATGGCCTCTTCAGGAGCGGAGTATTGCCGGCGGGCACGATCGTGCGCAGATCGCCCTCAGGCCAACTCAGGATATGCCATGGCAGTTCGGTTGCCTCGCACATAGCCAGGTCGCGAGGTGACGGCCTGCTGGTTGCGTCCGGGTGCGAGTGGACAACGCCAATCACGGCGCCCACGTCTTCCGCCGCCGCGTAATCCTCGGGACTGATGCGAAACTCTTCGTTTGGATCGGTCGCGGTGTTGGAGCAGGGAAAGTACTGCTGCTTCCGCCCCACGCTCAGAAGCAATCCGCAGCACTCGCGCGGGTACTCAGCCGCCGCATGCGCCTGCACCGCAGCCAGAATGTATTTCAGCATGGTCAGCTCCGCGCGATCAGGGATACGGCGGGGAAACCGCCGAAAGGTACTTCGTTGCCAGCCCCGAAGCGCGGCGTGCAGCCGCGCGTCAACGTGGCATCGCAGACATCAAGTTCAGGGTCCTCGGTGGGCTGCCCGTCTTTGTCGACGTATGGCCCGGTGTAGCCGCAGTTCGGCCCGCGATATCCGCCGGTGAGGCACCAGTGGCAAAGCGTGGTCATCTGACGGCCGACCGACTCGCCGCCGACATCGCCTGGGCTGGCCAGCTCCCAGCTGACGGTTTCGCCGTCCTCGTTGGTTTTCTGGTCAAGGTACCAAATCTCGATGGTTTCCTGAGTCGGATCAGCATCGGGATTTCCACTGGAAAAATTTTCGGCATCCAAATATCGGCCCAGCGTATGCCGCATGGTCAGCCTGAATTCGAGCAGATCCTCAAAAGCCAGACATAGCGCCGTGATCCGCCCACTGACATTGCCTGCGGAGAAAACCGGTCGCACTGCTGTGCCATCTCCATTGGCTTCGATGCCGTCGATTTGAATCGGCCAAGCGCTGTACTCGTTCCCCTGCCACCAGATCGGCTTAGCAGGAAGCTGATCTGCGTCCAGGCCAACTGCAATGAGTTCGGCCGACGTATGGGGTATGGCGTGGCCATGGAAGCGCAACACATCTGCGCCGTATTCGGATCCGTCCAGCTCGAATAGCAAAACCTCGCTGCCGGGCTCGAGTGTCTGGATATCTGCAATCAGTGGCATGTGAAGTCCTCAGGGGTGAAAGGCCCTGTCGAACGTGGCCGTCAATTTGAATACGTTGCCGCCCATGGGGGTGGGAACAGGATTTTTGCATGTAAAAAGACCTAACTGGCCGAGCGGCGTGATCCACAGGAATGCTTTCGCTCCCCCGTGCCGATCAAGGAATTCCATGATTCGCAAGACCCTCTCCTTGGTGCCGGTGAACGTGATCGGGTATGAGTCCTCCTTATTGTTCGGCCCATCGCCGACGTCTTGCTTATAGCCGCTGCCAAAACGAGAGGTGCGCACCCGATAGGAGATATCGGGCGCATCCCCGTGTTGAGTCGGCCAAGTGAAGGTTTCAATCGTCATGACTACCTGCCATTTGTGAGCCGCCAGATTGATCCACCGGGCTGCAGTGCGCGGGCAATCGCAGTTTCAGCCTCAGCTTTCGCTGCACGCTGTATGCCTTTGCCAAGCTCAGTTGATGCCTGCTGAGAGTCGCCACTGGTCCCGCCGGAAGTCTGGACTGATACGGAGACAGGGAAGTTGTAGGTGTTGCTGTTACCGCCTCCGCCGCCCAGAGCCCGGACGCCCAACTGACCGCCTGCCGTACGGGTCAGCGGCATGATTGCCTCTTCACCCGCCTCCCCCATGACCCCCACTCCACCACCCGCGAGACCGAAAGCGGTTGGCTTGCTGACGATGCTGTTGGTGAAGGCCCCGCCGTTGGCGAACATCTGGACGCCACCAGACCACGCACCGCCTTTGGCCTGGGCAATCCCAGACCAGCCGCTCAGGGCCGATTCGCTATACCCGGCCGCGCTCGCGCCAGCATTTGACGACACAGCGCCGGCCGAACCGGACGCCAGCCCGTTGCCGCCACCACCAGTGAAATAGCTTGTGGCGGCGCCTACAAGCGTGCCGAGAAGCGCCGAGCCTGCTTTGCGTGCTTCGATCCGGGCCATGTCCGCCAGAATCGACTTGGTGAAGTCCGCAAACGAAAACTTTCCAGTCAAGGCGAAGTTGACGACGGCATCCTCCATGCTGCTGAAGGCGTTGGTGAATAGGCTCTTCGTCTGCCCGGCAACGTCCCTGGCCGATTCGAGGTAGTTCTGGAAAGCAGAGGACGCACCGACACTCCAGCTGCTTTGGGCCACGGTCATATCGTCGTAATTTGCCTGTACGGTGTCGCGCAAATCCTGCTGGGTCTTGCTCAACGCAGCCAGCTTCAGGTTGTACTCGTCAAGACTCATGCCCCGTGAGCCGTCACCGTATTGGTTGGCCAGCTCGACTTTCTGTTGGTTAATGCGATCATCAACAGAGTTTTGCTGATCGGCCAGACCGCGCTGCCGGTCACCCATGCCGAGAGTGGCGGCAGATCGCTGGCCATGCTCGCGCAAGGTTTTGACCTGCTGTTCCAGCGCGCTGGTGTACGTCGATACCGCCAGTTCCTGTTTCTTGAGCCTACCCTGCTCGCTGGTCGCTAAAACCGACAGTTCGCTGTCCGCTTTTTTCTGCGCCTCTACCATCGAGGTGCGAGCGTCGGCGATCTTTTGGTCGAGCTGGATTCGCTGCTCAGCGCTGGTAGACGCCTTGCCCCTGAGCGTCTCAAGCGCATCAATTTCAGCCTGATAGGCAGAAGTGATATCGCCTTTCTGCTGATCTATGATTGCTGCACGCTGGCTGGCGTAAGACTCAGCGGAAATCAGCCCGGCTTTCTGCGACGCCTCCAACTCCTTCTGGATGCCGTCGTAATAACCGTTTATCGACTTGAGCTGATTTTGCGCTGTATTGAACGCGGTCATATCCAATGCGGACGCAGGTTTCGCCGGATCCTTGAATTGATCGGCGATGTTGCTCTTTATCTTTGAAACGTTTTCCGGCTTGAGGCGATCGTCTGTCGGGTTGACCTTTTTGATCGCCTCCAGATTTCTCTCATATGACTTGAGAGCCTCTGACCTTTTCTCCGCATTAGTCCTAGACGACTTTTCCAGCTCGTCGACCTTCGTCGCAGCAAGCACCGCGGCGCGCTGTGCGCTTTGTTGTTCACCAGTTTTCTTGGCCTCTCCTGCCTGAACGTCGCGAGCTTTCTCGAGAAGCTTAAGCCGATCCTGCAGCACCCTTGTGGATTCGCTTCCCTCAAACAGACCGGATAACCAGCCTGCTTTCCGATCCTCTAAAATCTTTTTAGTGTTGTCGATCTGCTGATCAAGACTTTGAGTACGGCCAACATCCCGCATCGCATCCCAGGCGTTTTTCGCGGTGTCGGTGACGTCCTTCCATGCCTCCTCGAGAGTTCCGAGATTGGCTTTTATCTCGCTACTGCGGTTGTTAAATGCATCTGCATACGCCTTGAAAGCCACCTCTGCCGCTGCCTGGGTCTGTCCTTGGCGCTCCAGCGCGGCGATCTGCGAATAGGTCGCCGCAGTCAGGTAGTTCAACTGTTCCGTGAACTCCAATGAGGCCTTCAGAGGCTCCTTGGCGAGCTTCTCGAAGTTCTTAACGGTCTCCGCAGTCGACTTTCCTGTCGCGTCGTCCATGTTGGCGGCGGCAGTAGCAATCATCTGAAAATACGATGCTGAGATCCGGGTCGACCCAGAAAGCAAGGTAAGGGTCTGCGAAGCTTCGTTCACTGTCCCATTGGCGCTGGAAACCGCCCTCGCCATGTCGCTGAGCTGTCCAGCGGTTGTGCCTGCCGTGTTGCCGGTCATAATCAGGGCAGTGGTATACGCGGTTGCCTCGCTGCTCCCTTGCTTATATGCCACCCCCAATGCAACTAGCGCGGCAGCGGCAGCTGCGGCACCTACAAGGACTGCGCCCATACCTACGCTAAGGCCACCCCCTGCCGCCCTGAGCGCATCAGCTGCCTCCTTGGCGTTCTTGCCAGCGTCAGCTGCCGTATTCGCCCCTTCCGCAAGGCTTCCGATGCCAGCGCCCGCAGCCTCGGCACCTTCTGCAGCAGCCTTACCGCCGCTACCAACTGCTTCCAAGGCGTCACCAATCGAACCGATCCCACCGCCTATACCGAGAATGGATTTGATCTTTCCGCCGAGGACATCAATCGTCGGTCCAATACCACCGAACGAGTCTTTGATCTGCATGCCTTGCTGGAGGAAAACCTGCAGCGGATTTTGTCCCCCAATGAGGCTTGTGAAGATATCGCTGAACTGACTGGGCAACTGACGCAACGCAGCCTGAGTCTGTGCAGCTGATACGCCAGCGCTTTTGACGCTTTCACCGAACTCACCAAGCTTCTGACGGGACGCGTCAATCCGGGTGGAGTACTCCTTGAACGTATCGGCATCGATAAGCCCGGCGTTCTTGTATTTCTGGAGCTGTGCCTGCTGCTCATCAAGTTTGCCGAGCACTGTAAGCGTCGGGTTGATTTTACCCAGAAGCGCCTGTAGCCCTTCAGCCTCAATGCCAGTAGCGGCC